TTGAACGCAACACCCTCGTTGTTCCATACTGACATGATGTAACGCTTCGCGCCAGTCCAGATCGCAGACTCAGCAATCGCTTCTCGTTTCATAGCCATGGCTTGTTCGAATGCATTCATTTCTGTGGCAAGTTCGCCATAGAACTTATCGATGTATGGCTGAATCTTTCCTTCGCAGACTTGGTCTAGGAAGTCAACTTTCTCAGCGGTGGTCTTATCAGGTACGAACTTGTTTACCAGATCTTCCATCTCGATATACAACGAGTCAGTATCTGAAGCAATAACGTAGTCTTTGTCAGTTCCGAGCAGTTTGCGCAGATATTCGTTCATGCGATTCATCGCCCACTGGATGGAAACCTGACCTGACAGAGTAATCGCTTCGGCGAGGTCATCTGAATAGAAGCGGAAGTATTGATTCGACAACGCACCATAAGCTGAGTTAAGTGAGATCTTCTTAGCCATCTGCATATTGTTATATTGGACGATCTTACGTTCTAGTTCCTGATTGCCTTTGTCGTTCTGTAGTTGCTTCTGACATTCAATCATCATCTTCTTGAATCGTTTGCGATCCTCGTAGTATTTCTTCATGAGCGCAGGTAGGAAACCCTGCTTGTCACGCGAGAATACTGCACCATTACCAGCGATGGTTTGGTTTTTAGATTTAGCTATGCTGATTGAATCTTGCCAATGCTCGGTGTTCTTTAGAACTGAGTCTGGTCTGATTCCCATTAGCGTTTCGACGAAGCACTCAGGCGAGATGTTATACTGCATGATTAGATGCGGATACAGACTATTCAAGTCAAACGAAACAACCCAGTTGTAGCGACCGACTTCAGGATGCTTAACGAAAGCACCAGCGATCTGCGCATCTTTGCGACTATCTCTCTGCATCGGAATCACGACACCTTGGTCGCGCAGATAGTTGTGAATGATGACATCCCATAGCAACACAGAAGTCATCGCATCGCCGTAGTTGACCTTGGCATCGTACGCAATAGCACAAGCCTGTTCGATAAACTTCATCTTCTGCTCGAGTTTGACAACGAGCGAAACGTCTTTGACGTTGTACTCCATGTACAACTGATGATTGCGCTGATACAGATCGTCTAGGTTTGTATAACCTAGTTCGCGATAGTCAACTTTCTTCTCACCGAGTTCTACCTGAGAAATATAGTCAAGTGAATACTGTTCTTGTTTGATGTAGGTGAACTTCTGATACAGCTGAATGTAGTCAAGAACTGGAAGTCCGACCAGCTCAACGATGTTCTGTTCGCGTCCCATCTTGTCGTAATATGTACGGAACTCCGTCATATTCCAAGGCGACATCTTCTTGGCTTCTTCCTCGTTAATCTCATTAGCAATACGCTGATACAGATAAGGAATATCGAAGCCATCTACGTTCCAGCCAGTCACGATATCCGCATCAAGCTCACGCCATTTGCGAATAAACTTCATCAGCATTTCTTTTTCTGAAGTGCACTCAACGTACACGATGTCTTCGTTGTGCGGGATGAATCCTTTGAGTGCCCAAGCATAGTAAGTGATGCCATCGCTGATAGTGATAGCAGTTACAGCTTTGTCAGCTGTCTTTAGATTAGGGAAGCCACCGCGCGAATCAGTTTCGATATCGAGATAAGTCACACGAAGTGCTTTTACATCAAAGTCTATTTCGCCTGGATACTCATCGTTGATGTAAACATATGGCCAACGGTTCATGCCATAGTATTCAAACGAAGAGATATCCTTATACTGTTTGACAAAGTCACGTGCTTCGCCGATAGAGTCAAACTGAATCTTATCAACTTGCTTGCCGTCTAGCGTTTTGTACTGACTGGGTTGCTTGGTAGGAACGAACAGATAAGGTTTGTATGCGATGCGACGCTGGACTCGTTTACCATTTTCATAGCCACGAACCAGCAGATCGTTTCTTCGTTGTTCAACAGACGTGTAGAACTTCATCAATACTTCTGCCCTTCGAACCACTTGGTCGGGCGATCGTCTAGGTGAGCGAGTTCTGGGTTTTGTTCAATTAGATTCAAGAGTTGTTCCATCATCATTAGATTACATACAGCGTGACCGATGTGTCGTGCTTTCGATTCATGGTCGATATCGTCGCCCATCTCAATCGCAGCAAGATGCCGTTTGACACAGCCGATGTATTGACTCATCGGTCCACCCTTCGCCCAGTTCCATGGCGCATACTTGTTAGCACCATAAGCAAAAACATCGGCGGTTGATTTAAGAAGATGGGTTGGTACTAGGTCGTACCGAGTTTTATTTGCATTGTAGCGAGCGCATGTGCCAAATTCCTCTGACTCAAGGTCGCCCTGTGCTGGCTTTTCTTTCTTACTCATAATCTCTCCAAAGTTGGAGTGGGCATTGCACCCACTCCAATATCATACTATAAAATCGCGAATTAGTAAAATTATTTACCGATTGATGTCAACCAAGCAACAACTTTTTGTAGCCATGTTGGTTGTTTATCTTCAGCCCAGACAAAAGATGCTGGTTCTGGTTGTTTTGCGTTTTCGCGGAAGAAAGGCAGTTCAGGTTGTACTGCTTCTGGCTTTGCTTTTTCAGCAGTTTTAGCAGAAGCAAGATTACCGTCTAGTTTGTCTTTCTTATCGCCCTTGGCAGCAATTGCCTGAACGCGAGATTTCTTAGAAGGATAGTATCTCTTCTTTTTCTTCTTTGGAGTAATAGCATCTGCAACAATTTTTGCTGCTTGTGCTTTATTCGTTGGTTTCTTTTCCATTATTATCACCTTGTACAATTGTAATTAAATCGGGATCAAAATAGTTTTGTCCTTTTAGGATTTTACCATCCTCCCTGTATATTGGCTTCCCGTCCAATCCTAGCTTAGACATGTTAGAACGATGCACCTCGTTAAAACATTTATCTAAGTCAATACCAAATGCGTGACCTGCACCATACACCACGTATAGCAAATCGGTCAGCGCATCAGCAACTTCGACAATATCCTTGTCACGAATTGCTTCCTTCAATTCGCCCAGTTCCTCTGCAATCAATTCAACTCTCAGTTTGCAGATATCTTTCGATGGGAACTCAGCTTTGTACTTAACTTCTTGACCGAAGGTATGCATAAACACACCAACATCTTCAAAGTTACTCAGCTGTTCTTTTCTTCCATTATAAAATTTGTCAGTCATATTAAAACTTCTTCCCAATTTTGTATTTGCTAATCAATTCCCACTCATGCTTTTCTTTGTAAGGAATCACCTTAATGAATTTCATCGGAGCTTGGTTTTCTTCGCTCATCTTAGGATTCACTAATTCAATTAAACCCCAATCAGCCAACAAGTTCGCAATAGTATTTCTACGCGCAAGATCTTCGTCATCTAGTGATGATGGCTTTCCGTCTAATGCGAAAAGTTCTTTGAAGTGCACGATGTAATACTTACCACGTTTATGTAGTATATGGCATGACTGATATAAGGTTTTGTTTTTCTCTGAAGCAACACCTACTCTAGTTAATGTTTCCTTAACTTTTAGAAAATCATCTTCCTGATGTAGCTTCACTTCGACAAACGTATCTAATGAAGTCATTTTGTATTTCCACCTTTTTGTAGTTTTTGTAATATAAGGTCAACTTGCTCGGTGGTTAATACTGTAGAGATATCTTTTGCTTTCTGAACACTGCAACCATAATATTCTGCGAGTTGCATGACAATTTCATCCTTACTAGCTTTAGCCCACTTCGAAAATCTTTTACTCTTCCGCACACTATTTAGTAAATACTCATACTGAAGCAGACCACCCAGCTCTGGGCGCATGTTCATATCATTTGCGTACATGATGGTGTCAGGAAAGTAGGAAAGACCTCGGTTGGTTAGGAATGCGTTATATTGCTTCTCAGCTAGTTCTGGGTTCTCGGTGTCACGAATCAGGTTCTTCTTAGTATAGGTGATGCTGTTGGTGTAATCGAATGGATTTGACATGTTACACCCACTCGGCTTCGACCATAACTTCAGTTAGGAATGCGACCGTATTGATTTCTTGGTCGGCAACGAACGCTGACTGATACTGATAGCGACCTAGCAACAGAACCAGTTGCGGGATGCTGTTTGGCTTCATATAGGTTGAAGCCATGTCATAGAACTTGCGAAAGAACGCAGTTGGCTCGGTGTCTAGATTTTCGGAAACCCACTTGCGCATATCATTGAACCGCTTGTTCTTCAGCAAGTCAACAAGACCCTTGAAGTTTTCTTCGCCGAGATTAGCGAGGATACCGCTGTCGATTTTACCTGTAGCACTATAACGCTGAAGCTCATTTAGAACTCGACGCCAGTCTGGGAAGTGCTTGGTTACGACTTCGGCAACAACAGCCTTGTCAAACTCGACTCCTTCTTGCTCTAGGATACCACAAGCACGCTTATGGAACTGAGCTGCCAGTTTCGGCTTCTGGCTAGATGGGATTTTGAATTCAATTACTGAACAACGCGAATGTAGCGGTTCAATGATACGATTCTTGAAGTTACAGGTCAGAATGAATCCGCAGTTCTTAGAGAACTCTTCCATGAAGTTGCGAAGAGCTGGCTGAGTTGACTGCGCATTTAGATAGTCTGCCTCATCGAGGATAACCATCTTGCGAGTACCTGTAAACGAAATAGTAGAAGCGAAGTTCTTAATCTCGGTGCGTAGAGTATCGATACCACCGTTCATAGAACCATTGATTTCGATATAGTCAAGTCCGAGTTCTTCACACATCGCACGAGCGACGGTGGTTTTACCAGTTCCTTGCGAACCAGTCAGCAACAGGTTAGGGATGCTACCCTGTTTTACAAATTCTGAGAAAGTCGACTTCAGACTTTCTGGCAGAATGCAATCTTCAATCTTGTGTGGGCGATACTTCTCGACCCAAAGAAAGTCGTCTTTCATCATAATATAATTCCTTCATCATATAATCCTCTTGTATGGTTTTTCATGAATCCATACAGTGGCAATCCATTTAATTTCTCCATCAGTCGGTGGTTCACCAACGTGGAGTGTTTTCATATTTGTTTCTTCGTCTTTGTAATCATATCTAAAGTATGATGCTCTGCCACAAACAGGCTTTACTGAATAGTTTAATTTCGGAAAGGAAGTTAAACCGCCAGACGAAACATCATTTAAGTAAATGATTACAGTCGCAACTCGAATGTTGGTGGATAGAGTGTTGAAGTCTACATGTTTCTTGTATTCTTCACCCGATTCATATTTAATGATAGAGATCGGTTCGCAATACTCTAAACCAACATTTGCTACTTTGGTAACAGCTTCAAGTAAGGACACAGTAGCATGGCTATGCGTATGCGATAACCATGTACTCTTGCTTGTACGATATCCAGATTCACCGCCCGATATCTTAGAAGGCTCCAACAATGGAGTTGCTTCATTTATGATATCTTGACAAACTTCCTTAGTCAGGAAGTTGTCAATTACTTTGATGAGTGGGCGATCGTTTAGAATCATTGACCGTATTTTGAGCTGCTTTCTGTTGCGATGAAGTATTCAAGTCCAGCCTTTTCGTTGGCGAACTTACCCATACCTTTCGAAGAGATGGATACTTTATAGTCACCGCTGATTAGCTTCAAGTTCTCAGACTTGAATACCATACGGAACTTTGCTTCGTTGGTAACTGCAACATCAACGTGATATTCGTTAGAAGTATCGTTCTTGACGTTGGTAGCAACCAGCTTGGTCTGGGTTGAACCATCAGAAACAACAGCGATTTCTGGAGCCTGAAGGACGCTCGCAGCTTTCAACACTTCGCTGATGTTAGAGGCAGACGCATCAAACACAACTTCTTCGGTAGGAAGTTGTAGCTTCTTCTCAGGAGCAGCAAGAATCATGCTTGGCTCGGCGAACCAATACTTGATGCTACGCTTACCGCTAGAGATGGTGACGAACTTGTCAGTAAAGTCAAAGTCAGGATCTTCGAACAAGCTGACAGCACCAAGGAACTGACCGAGGTCATAGATCGCGAAGCTGGTCGGGAAGTTTTCAGAAACGACAGCAGAAGCTAGAATATTTTTCTGCGGTGAGATAGTCGACAGTGTTGAACCTGCACGAACTAGGATGTTTCCATTGATAGAAGAAAAGTTCTTCAGAATGGAAAGGGTTTGGCTTGAGATCTTCATAATATTATCCTTGTTTGGTCAATTGTTCGTAAACTTCTACGAATGTCTCATTTGTTGCTACTTCGTCATTGAAGTTTTGTTTATGATAGGTCTTGGCAATTTTGCGCAAGACCTTCTTATCAATGTTAAAGTTTTTACTTGCTTCATTAATGGCTTCGTTGATGGCAGATCGCTCTGCCTCAACCATAGTCATCATATTGGAAACGTCATCAAGAACTTTCTTGAGTTTTACACGGTCAGCTTCAATCATTATATTATACTCTAAAGTTGTTTGTTAGTAAAATTACTTCTTCTTCTTTTCTGCTTGTTTTTGCTTGTTAATTAAACCAGTATCCGCAGTTGCAGAAGCACCGATAGAAGCAAGAGCAGACAGCGAACCACCAAAGGTGTAAGTACCAGTGTGTTGTAGTTCCATCCACGGACATAGCCAGATTGTTCCGCCCATCTTGATTACATTCTGACAGAACATGTAGTCTTCCGACAAATAACGCTTCGTCGCAGGATCGATGATGCAGTCGAAGTAAGCATGGATTTCACGAGTACCATCAAACGCAGCAGTGCGAACGTGGTCTGGTTTGTAGCTGTATTGCGGATAAGCAGCTTTGTATTCATCGAACACTTTGCGCTTAATCATCATGAAGCCAGTTCCGATTTCAAGAACCTTTGCTGGTTCATTTAGTTTGATTTCAGTTTGGCCAGCATCAACGATTGGATTGAACACAAAGTCACCAACGTACTTTTCAAGTTCGTTAGGATTCTCGTCGCCTACACCTTTGTTGACAGCTTGTACGATCTTTTCCCAAGAGATACATTTCTTAGGATATGGACCACCGATGATATCATACGGAGATTCATCATCCTGCAATGCAAGCAACGACAGAACGTCGTTAGGGTTGAATCCGATATCCGAGTCGATAAACATCATGTGAGTTGAATCAGAACGTAAGAACTCATCAACGCAATAGTTACGAGCGCGAGTAATCAGCGATTCATTGAACAGATAGTAAACGCGCATCTCGATACCATACTTGACGCACATAGCAGTCAAGTCAGCAACAGAACGACAGTAAGTACCGTGGCATTGTCCGCCGTACATAGGTGTTGCGACAAACAGTTTACGCTTGCGCAATTCTTCAATTTCTACTTTAATCTCCATTATACAATGATTCCTTGTTTTGGTGTGATGATTTTACCAGTCAATTCTTTGTAGTGATTGACTAGTGGTTCTTGTGGGTCAAGAATGCATAGGATGGAAGATTTCTCGAAATATACTTTTTCAGTGATAGCATACGGCGAGAACTTCATCAAGACCAACCCTTTATCTGGGTGCATGGCAAGCGAGTATGGATTATGTGCTACTTGAACATCAGTCATTTCAAGTTCGCAAATAATATCTTCGCCTGTAATTAGTTTTACTAGTTTGACTTCCATCACGGCACCGATGATACGATGCTCTTGCGAGGTTTGGTGACCTTAGCAGTAGCATTCTCAAAATCGTCAATCAATGATTCGACTGGCGTGACAATAAACATAATATGCTTCTTATCGATGGTAACAAACTTAGCAGCAGATGTGTACTGCATGTAAGGGATGAACACTAGACGACCATCATTTACAGCAACCAACATAGCATTGGTCAACTCTACAGAGTCGCCCTTATCTTCCAGCTCAGAAATGATTTCTTCGCCAGTAGTCAATTTAATTACTTCTACACTCATTTTAATATCCTCTTCAATTTTGCCAGTTTCTTCTGGCGTTTCAATGCGAGTTCTTTCTGGACGAAAGAAGCTCGGTCAATATACTTAGTTCCATTCATATGGTCTAATTCGTGGAGAAAGCAACGAGCAGCCATGCCAGTAAACTTTCTTGTCATAATTTCGCCACTCGGTTCAGCATAACGAACCTTGATGTGGCGCGCTCGTTTAATTTTGATGCCAAGTCCAGGAAAAGACAAGCATCCTTCTTCCAACATAATTTCCTCGCTAGATTCGTCAATCAATTTAGGATTGAAACAAACAAGAGCAGGAACAGCTTCCATAGCAAATACTCTGTATGGCAAGCCGATCTGATTGGCAGAAAGACCAATACCACCATGATGTCGCATAGATTCAACTAGATCGTATGCTAATTGAATTGGGTCGATGGTTGGATTATCAAAATCAAATCTTGGCATCTCTTGTGAGAGGATAGGGTCAGTATCCTTCACTAGAGCATGTATTACACCTTTATAACTTGTTACATCTTTCATGCGAAGAATGCCTCGAGAGAAGTTGGTTTAGTTTCAAGTGCTTCTGGGTGATATCTAGCAAGCATATCTTTACCATCTTTGTCTGGCATTCCTTCGATAAACTTATACCACTCTTTGCTTTCCCACATGTTAGGTGATACACCGTTCCAAAGTGGACGCCATTCAGGATGGTCTTGGTTCAGACGACGCGCTTCTACGAAGTCACGACGCAGAGTTTCATATTCCCACGAGCCAAGTTCTTTCATGTTCTCACGGAAGTAACAGACGATAGACATACGCTCAACGCAGTCCATACAGCAGTTGTCGTCTGGTGGTAGAATTTCCGTATTACCGTGGATTGCTGTGTGGTTAGCAATAAGCAACACATCTCCTGGGCGGATATTTACAGCTACTCGGAACTCTGGCAATACCAAATAGCCACCGCGATAGTCTTTGCCATTGGTAACGACACCAAGGTTAGAGAATCCTGGTCCAAGATCGCCAGCATCTCGATGTGCGGCAGTACGGAAATTCTTGTTAATAGTAATCGTGGTAAAGACAGTATCTTCAGCGACACGGAAACGCTTGTCTAGCCTGTCAGAATATTCTTTCTGAACGCCATAGCGTTGTGGTAATAGATTTTTGAAGAACTTATCTAGCTTACGGAAGTATGGAAATGCTTTCTCAAACAGTTCTGGATGTTTCCAGTTGTAGGCGCAGATACGACCATAAGGGATGCGCGGATAACGGTCAAAGAAACCAGCGATACCTGAGTTGACAACAGTAGCGTAGGTCGTGCCAGAAATACAGTCAGCCATTTCTTTGGCTTGCTTGACTTGTTCTTCTTTAGATAGCTTGACTGTCTTGGCTAACCAAGTGTCAAAGAAACCTTCGTATTCTTCGTTTGGTTCTAGACGAGCAGTAATCTTGTTGCGTAGCCAAACCAGACCACGAGTTGACTCAGCTTTGAAGCTGGCTTTCTCAGCAATCAACGTCTGTACTGGGTCAGAACCATCGAGTGTGGCTGATGGATGCGACATTGCGTCAAGCACTGCAGTTTGCCAATCAGTCACCCAGTCGCGACCACCGCATGTATCAGTTTTTGGTCCTGCTGCAAGTCCACGATTCTGACTTTCAGTAGCACCCTTGATTAGTCCTTCGTATGCGCCAAGTTGTTCTTCGGCGGTGTAAACTCCCTTACGGAATTTGAATGCGATGTTGTGTTCGCCATTTCCTGGGAACAACGTATTATTTGGAACATAGAAATCACAATCTTCTTCAATCAGAAGATCGTAGTGTGATTCGTCTAGGAACGTACCCAACAAGTGTTCGCAATTAAGCCACTTGTCAGCTGTAATTATTTTAGTCATATATTCTCCGATTCAAAATTGTATTATACCATAATTTAAGCATTAAGTAAAGAAATCTTCTAGGGTGCTAACAGCAACAGGTTCGAAGTGTTCTTCCCATATTTTATCTGCGACAGGTTGTACTTTCGGGTCAACACTCAAAGAACCAACTTTGTTCTCTGGCATCTCTCCGCCAGGATTTCCTAATGCTAAATCAATATATTGTTGCGCAATTCTCTTGCGAGAAAACTTCTTGAGAAGTTTATAATTATTTTCGCGAATACGATTATATTCTTCCTCGGATATATTTAGAAAATCGTTTACTAGATTTCCGAACTGTTTCGGGGTTGCATCGTGCGGAATCATTAGGTAATTCATGTTTGGTTTAAGTAGCATACCAACACCATCCTCGCGTTCGGAAACACCAAAGTTTCTAGCGATAGGAACGACACCAGCGCGGATAGCATCAATCACAACACGATTGAAGTGTTCGCCGTATGTGTTAGACCAAGAGGTGTCGATTAGGAATTTAGATTCAGAAAGAATAGCGTCGCGTTTGGCTTCTGTAATAAAACCGATATAATCCATTCTACCAGTTTTCGTAGCGTTATCCCAGATCTTGTTACCAACCATATCAGTTGTAGCATCTGGATCCGACTCAGCAGTACAGAAATACTCTTCTTTACATTTGTCTGGCGACGTCATATAGTTTCTTTCGATACCATCACCAGCAATGATAATCTTTTCTGCGCAGATATATGGCACAGACTTAACTAGGTCATCAACTCGCTTCCAACGTTTGAATGTTTGTAGCGAAAGAATCTGTCGCTTTAGTGAAGAGAACTCTGGAGCAATTGGTCTGTTCTCGACATCCTGTGGATTGAGAATAAGATTTCTCGGAACTGGCATAAACTCAGCTTGTTTGTATGCACTCGGATGCACACACGCTAGACCAGCAAACTTATGACTAAACTTATAGATCCAGCTGTATAGCTTCTTTAGATTACCGTCATGAATAACAACAAGTTGTTTAGCGTTGACGTTTTCTATCATCGGCTTCCACGCAGTAAACAATTCAGTTTCGCTGTTCTTGAAGCCAAAGATGGATTGCCAAATCAATATGTCATGTTTGTTAGCATCAGCTACGAAGCGGTCAATACAATCTTGATTCTTGAACGAATAGTATGGCGCATTCCATCCCTTTCCTTGATGAACAGGAAGACCTGTACCAGCACCAAACTCATAGCCTTCTGGCAGATCGGTGGTGTTTACAGGTCGTGGGGATTGAGCGGATGGTTTGAGATAAGCGAACGTAACATCATGACCCAGTTCTTTCAAGCCAGCGATTAGTTGTTCGTTGTGAGCAATGATGCCACCAAAGTTATTGAAGGTGTGCATCGCAACCATAATTTTCATAATTAACCTTTAAGTCTAGATCTTAATTCACTTGTGCTTAGTTTATGGCTTCGGCGATTATAATAAATCTCAATGTTATTGTCAATACAGAACTGTTTACCAGTAAATTCTTTCTCAATGTAATCAGAACCGATAATACGAACATCAATCGGCAGGATTGCCAACAAATCCATCAAGTCAGCTTCGGTAGCATAAACATAGATTTCGTCTACGAACTTGCATGCACGAAGTTGAATGAATCTTTCGGTGACAGTTTGTATTGGTTTGTTCTTTTCTGGGCGATCGATAGTCGGGTCAGTTTGAAGACCAGCAATCAACCAATCACAGTTCTCTTTTGCTTCTTCTAACATAGCAACATGACCTGCGTGTAGCAGGTCAAAAGCTGAAGCGGTAAATCCTACTTTCATAATAATATTATATCCTATTTTGGGCAATTAGTAAAATTATGCGATGCGACTGAAATTGCCTTGTTTCTCAAACTTAATGATGCTATGGAACTTGTCGTATAGAGCATCGCCTTTGTGCGAGATAATGAATGTGTTATTATCCGCAGTGAGATTATTTAGAATCTTTAGGAACTCGTCTGTACCAACACCGTCAAGCGAACTGTCAAACACTTCGTCCATAATCAGCAGGTTTGTGGTTGCTGAGTTTCTCATCTTAGCGATAGCACGCCAAGTGAACAATACAGCCAGATTGATTCGCATCTTCTCACCCTCGGAGAACGAGTTGTACGAGAACTCATCACGGAAGCGCGACTTAATCTTTTCATTAAACTGTTCGTCCAACTCAAAGTGAACGAAGAAGTCCATCGCAGCCAGATACTTGTTAATCAGTTTATTCATGATAGGAATATACTGACGGATAATCTTTGTCTTGATGCCACCGTCTTTGAGTAGAGCAGAAGCAGCAGACAGAACAGCGTTTCGTTTTGATAGCATCTCACGTTTAGCTTCGATCTCAGCCAGTTCTTCTTTCAACGCAAGCAACGTAGCAGTCGACTCGGTTGTATCTTGTTCTACGGACAAAGAAGCATTTTCAGTTTCTAGTGCTTTGTAGTTTCGTTTCTCAGATTCAATTTGAGCCGTCACTACTTTGATTTGTTCGTTTGCTTTAATCATCGCTTGACGAGTTTGTTTGATATTATCAAGACGAGCAGTCACTTGAGTCTGCTCGCCGTCGATAATTTCTAGTTCTTCTTTGATAGAAACTAGAGTAGCATTCTTGTTACTTACCGCCGACTCTTTGAAGTCATGCGCGATACCCTGCTTACAGGTAGGACAGTTTTCGTTGTCGTGAAAGAATTTGATTTCTTTCTCAAGCAAGAACATACGATCCCATAGACGAACGCGATTATCTGAAAGATCATTAGCTTTCTGTAATACTTCAGCTTCGTCGCTAACACCAAGTTCAAGAGTAACATACTCGTTTTGATAATCTTTGATTGACCCACGCAGTCCAACGATAGTCTTTGCGATTTCTTTAATCTTTGCATTGTTGGCTTGAATACGAGTATCTTTATCTTTACGGACACTTGCGAGATACTTCTGTTCCATTGCAATCTTTTCAGAACATAGGTCAGCAGCATACTTGGTATCTGCCACTTCTACTTTATTAGAAGCAACCTTTTCTTTTAGAATATTGTTCATAGAAGTAAAGATTTGAATGTCAAGTAGATCTTCAATTACTTCGCGTCGTTGGTTTGCTGGCAACTGCATGAATGGCACATACGTTGATGAACCAAGAACAACTACCTGAGAGAACGAACGATGGTTCAGTTTCAGAATAGTTTTTTCTAGGAACTCTTGGTAATCACGATTAGCTGAATCCTGATTAAACATCGCGCCATTCTTGTAGATTTCAAACAGATTAGGTTTGATACCACGAACAACTTTATATTCATCGCGACCAACCGTAAACTCAATTTCTACAACAGCGTCTTTATTATTGATGCTGTTAATCAGTTGCGGCTTGTTAATCTTACGGAATGGTTTGTTATACAGCGCGAACGAGATAGCGTCAAGGATGGTAGATTTACCTGCACCATTCTGACCGACAATCAACGTGGACTTGGATTTATCCAGCTTGACTTCGGTAAACACGTTGCCAGTCGACAGGAAGTTCTTCCAGCGAACTACTTTGAAGTTTATCATGCTTCGCGCTCCGCGCTCAATGCTTCTTGATATAATTCAGTCAGCAAGTTGTTAAGGTCTTTAGCCATAGTTTGTTCAGTTTCAGGTAGATACTGGGCGACGAACTTACGCATGATAGTCAGCGTGTCTTCGGCTTCGTCGACGATGTCAGCGTCATCTTCTAGGTCGAGGTTGAGATGGTCTTCTACGATTTGTAGGTCAAGAACACCAGTCTTTTCAATCTTGTCAACGACGATATCAAACCAGTAAGGGTTTGTCTTGTTGCGAACAATCAGCTTTACAAACGAATTACTAAAACCACTAAAGTCTTGTTCGATGACTTCTTCCATAGTTTTATTCACGTCGTCATACAGGACTTTGTGAAACATAGGAAATGGATTTTGTATGAACGTCAGCTCGCGCGACTCTGTGTCAAATATATGAAAGCCACGCGGATCGTTATAATCCGACCAAGTCATTTCATATGGTGCACCAAGATAGTTGATATTACCTTTGGTGGATTTGTGATGGAAGTGACCTGACATTACAACGTCGAACTTATCAAATAGTTTTGAATCGAAGCCATGGTCGTTGCCAACAACACCCTTATACATTTCGAAGCCAGCCAACTCTAGGTGACCGATTAGAACTTGTGCGGGAGTGTCATTAATAAAGTCCATAGACGACTGATAATTACCAGAGCAGATCCATGGTAGGAATGCTACGTCAAGTCCATCAAAGTTAAGCGTCTTGGCTTCGGATACGATATGCATATTTTCGTAGTCAGCGAACAGCAACTCCATCGTATTGACTTCGTTGGTATTCTTATAATATGCAGTATGATTACCCACGATAGTATAAAGCTGAACGTTGCGTGTACGCAGTTCGTCGAACCACATATCCTTGGCAGCTTTAAGCGAGTGGAAGTTGATATACTTACGGCGATCGAATGTGTCACCGCCATCCCAGACGACTTTAATATCGTTGGCGTCTATGTATGGTAAAACTACCTCGCGATAGAATTTCGCTTGGTAGTCATAAAAGGCGACGTTGTCATTGCGAACACCGAAGTGTTGGTCAGTTAAAATAGCAATTTTCATTATAAGATATTATACCCTATTCAGGGTCATTAGTAAATGATTGAGTGAGAACTGTGTCAATAGACTTCTTGACCTTTGCAGTCTTGGCTTTCTTTTTCTCTTCGATCTTGTCTTCAAAGTTCTTCACGAAATCATTAATGTAGTCGGTGTCTTCCATTACTGCTACGTCAAAATCTTCACCAGAGTTTCCTTCTTGTAGGTGATGCATTGCGCCATCAACCATCTGTTGGTGATACACTTTATGTTTGACGTAAACTTGCTTCTTTTCTTTTTGGATTCTACGCAGAAACGCATAGTAGATAATCTGAGTAAAGTAAGAGAATGGATTATTAGATCTGTCAGGATTAAAGTTATCAAAATAAGTGATGCAGTTTTCTAGACCATCAGCAATCATTTCATCGCGATATGAATAGTTGATAAAGTTAGGTCTGTATGATAACTTTGTGGCTATCTTATAAAGACACTCACCGATATACTTTGGTATCTTTGGTTTCGGTAGCCCTTGTTCTGATGCATCAAGGCATGCTTGTTTGTAGTCCTTCATCGCTGCATAGAACTCGAGGTTGCTTACATAGTGGTTAGATTTTGGTGGGGCTGGCTGTTTCATTTAATTCCTTTTATCATACACCTATTATATTACTTTTGTTCCTATTAGTAAAATAACTTTACCAATTACCAGTTTGACAGTATAATATTAGGTGTACTCCCGTTGATATATTAATGCACGGAGTTATTAGAAGTTGGTAGCTTAAACGTCACAACGTTATCTTCGATTTCATCATCCAGTTCATCTGGAAGTTCACCCTCTTGAGCCTTGAGTCCAAGGATATCATCTTCAAGAAGCTCATCGTAGATCTTACCATACTTCTCTACGAAGTTAGTGTAATATCCAATAATCTTTTCATTCGGTTTGCTCATAGCAACAATCTTTGGCTTCATGATAGCAACCAAATTATTCTTACTGAATGGCATCATCTTTGTGGTGGAAACAGAAGTGGTTCCCATAGCATTTGGCTGTAATCGAATACTGATTGGATAACCTATGATGATTTCTCCCTCGGTTTCGTTTTTCAGTTCGCCGACGATAAAGTTATCGGAGTCACTTAGCTTCATTAATATAAACATATTTTTCATAATTAAATCTCAATTGGGTAAATCTTATATTGGAATTGTTCGTCGGTGTAAATCTTAATACGCTCGGCGAAATGATTCATGGTATGGTTAGTCCACGTTTTAGTTCTTAGGTCATCTGAGATGTCATATAGAACCGCTTCTTCTTTATCATCACCAAGGCGAAGTCCGCGACCGATAGATTGCAAAGTACGAATCATCGACTTGGTAGGAGAAGAGAATACTATATTATGTAGGTTACGAATATTCACCCCTGTGGAGAACGTACCATACGACGCGATAATGATAGCGTCTTTTTCTTTCTCAACGATCTGGCGAATAGCTTCTCGATCCTCGCCATCTACGCCACCGTGTACGAAGAATACGTGACGCTTGTCATGGGCTTTATCTTTTATCTGCTTGTATAAATCCTTACCATGCTTATCAACGTATTGAAATAGTACCAGCGTATTACCCTCGAGCGAGAGAGTCAGTTTGCTAATAAACTTATTACGTCCATCATGACGCACCAAATAATCCATCTCCTCTTGGTAAGTCTTTCGTGCCATCAGTTTCTTTTCAGCATCTGAGTGCTTCAAAACCAGACACTTAATCTTGAATGCTGAGAGATGATTATCTTCAATCAGTTTGGCGGTCGTAGTGACTTTCTTTACCGCGCCAAATAATCCTTCAAGTACCAGCTTGTGAGTCTGCGTACCATCTAGCGTACCAGTAAACCCGAAACGATACTTGCATTCGTTCAGCTTCTCCATAATTGAAGCAAGTGACTTAGCTTTGAATAAATGCGCTTCGTCGCCTATTACAACACCGAACTGCTCAAACCAGCTTTTTGGTAGTTTATAAATTGACTGCCATGTAGTTATGACTACTGGCGCAGTTGAAAGTTTCTCTTTACCTGACATAATAATGTGTATGTCTTTCTCGTCGTGTCCGTAACCAACGAAGTCAGACTGCATCTGATAGACGAGCGAGGTAGTAGGAACGATAATTAGTTTACGCTGTTTCTTGAACCATCTGCTTACCATATAGATGATGAGCGACTTACCAGAAGCAGTAGGTGAAAGCATCATACCTCTGTGGTTTCTTACTGCGTGCATAAAAGCGTCCACCTGATACTGGCGTGGGTTGAATGGTAGCTTTAGCGAAGCGATAAACTTATCAAAGTCCTCGTCGGTTTCGTCACTTGTTACGTGCAAGTCTTTATGTATTTCTATTTCGTAGTCGCGGTCTTGTGCGAACTTTACGATATAAGGAATCAATCCTTTGTAGATTGACTTGGTCATTAGGTTGGCTAATCTTATTTTACCATCCCAGACTTTGTTACGAACAGCTGGCATAAACTGAGCACCTGGAACCATGAACGTAAAGTGGTCTGACAATTCCTGCGCAAGCCATGCCTCGCAGTTGAATCGAATGAACGCTTCGTCGATTGGTTCTAAGGTAATCTTACTCATTACATGCCTGTCTTAAACTTTTCCCAGTCAATAGCTGACTTGATATTATAGCCACGACCATTTAGTGATTTGATGATTGATTCCAACACATCAACTTTCTCTTGTTGAACGGCGATCTTTAATGTGCTTTTGATTATGTCTGAGTCTGAGTCAATATGCATCGGTAGTTCCGATTTCATAATTTTTAGATAGTTGGGTTCCCAGCCAAGTTCTTTTAGACGGTCTGGTTCCATGATTCCGTTGAACCATTCAGCTTTATCTTTGTAAAGTTGCTTGTGTTCAGTTTCCATCTTCTTGAGCAGCAGACGCTCGTTAGAGAAGATGCGGTAATAGTTATAGTGGAGTTTTGCGATTCTCAGCGATTCCTTACCAAGTTCGGTACGATCGATGTCGCTGTCTTTAGCCCACATTTCAAAAATTTCTTCAAGTTTCATGATATATCCATAGATGGAGAGTACTCCATCATATTATACGCTACAATAGCGAATTAGTAAAATTATGCGTCTTCTAGTTTGAATGACTGGAATCTAAATGTAGCAGTCGCTTCAAGATACTCTACGTCAGCTAATTGTGAATTAAATTCTAAATCAGAAATAGAAGTAGGAAACATATTAGCAAATGTCACAAGTATATTTGGATTCATCGCAGAAGTTAAAATACCAAGCATACCATCAGAGTAAATACCAGCTCCGCTAGTTTTCTCTGCAGCAGCAATTGATGAATATGATTCAAATCCATCTACGCGACCAAGAGCAGTCATCCAACCATAAATCTCTTTATAGTTTTTCATGTCTTCGTCGACCTTAAATGTAACTTGTAGTTCGCTAAACTGCAATCTTCCTGGTCTAGGAATAGTAATAAACGGAGTAGGAGTTTCTGCTGTACCTAATGATACACCAGGAAGTGAAACCCTAGTTACAAAGAAGTTGACAGTCGGCAATCTCTTTACGGAAAACGAAAAGCCGAGAGGTGACAGAAAGTTTTTATTTGTAGGTTCGTTTACGACGCTCATAGTAGTTTCCCAGATAGCACCTATTATTTAGGTAACAAAAAAGCCACCCGAAGGTGGCTTTTAAGTTTGTATCAACCAAGATTACATTAGGTTGTCTACGATTAGACGACGGTAGTAAACGTTGGAGTCTTGGATCAATGTACCGTCCGAAGCAGTAGCACCACGTGAGAATGGATTTGCTACGACGCCATAACGGGTCTTGAAGCCGATTTTTGGCTGGAAGGTATCTTCACCAACCGCACGAACCATTTGTAGAGGAACGTATGGGCAGTAGAATAGACCAGCATCGAACGCAGAAGCACCTTTGTAACCCATAGTTAGGTAGTTACCAGTGGTGTATGGATCGATGTAAACTTTGATGCGACCGTTTAGAACGCCAGCGAAAGTAGCGCCAGTATCATCAACTTGTAGGTTGTTGCTGTTAAGAGCTGGGGTGTAATCAAGAACGCCAGCCATTTGAAGAGCAGAAGCCACATCTGACGAGCAGATTAGGATGTTACCCTTACCACGACGAGTACGTTTTGCGATAGCATTAGCTTCGCGCTCGATTTGGAACATTAGACCCTTGAACTTTTCAACTGACCAACGACCGTTAGAGTCGACGTCTAGGTTGAAACGACCAGCAGTAGTTACACCGTCAGCAGCAGTGAATGGAGATACGATTGAAGTACCGCCGATTGTAGCTGTTACGTTGATAGTACGGATGATTTCGCGGTTGATTTCAGCAAGAATTTCAGCCGAAAGGATGTTGGCTAGTTCGGTTTCAGCGTCAAGACCATGAATAGCTTTAAGATCTTGAGCAAGTTCCATCGAGTAGTCAGCTTTTAGAGCGCGCGACTTGGCAGTTACAGAAACCTTGTCGATCGAGAAAGCCATTTCAGCAAAAGCTTGAGTGCTGTTACCTAGCGATTCAGCTTGGGCAGTTGTTAGACCAGCTGTGAAGTTATAGGTGTTTGTTCCTGCGTTGTTTGAGACGCCTGGAACTGTACC